ATCAGCATCAGCCCAAAGAATTTTGACGGTGTCACCCCGTCGGCCACGGAAGATAAACAGGTGACCGGAGAAGGGATTATCATTCAGCACATGTTGTACCTGTTCTCCCAGTCCGTTGAAGGATTTACGCATATCGGTAACGCCGGCAACGAGCCAGATACGGGTACCTGATGGGAGTGAGATCATCTTCCCCTCCCGGTCAGTTCACGGATCAACACTGTGAGCAGCTCTGGCGATGGATTTTCCAGCGTCATGTTACCGTGACGGAATTCCACCTTGCAGGAACTGGCACTGACTCTGGTCTGAGTGGAAGTGGATAAAGACGGCGCAATGGCCGCCACAGGTTCTTTCTGCTCATCCGGCGTTATTTCTACAGGTAATAATTCAACGCCAGTGTCAGAAGAGGTCGTTACCGGAAGACGCCGCGAAACACGCCCTTCGTTCTGCCAGAGCCTGAGCCATTTGAAAATAACATTATCATTGACGCCATTTTCACGTGCAATCTGTGCAACACAAGCTCCAGGTTGTGATGCCAGTTCCACCATACGAAGTTTGAATTCATTCGAATAGTTTTTACGAGGTTCTTTTCGCCAGTCCTGTAATTCCATACTTAGATGTCCGTCTATATCAGATGGGCGTCTAAGTTACCAATTCTCGTCTGATGGCTACATACGGCGGTCAGTTTACGCTTACATGTAAAAGCAGTTGTCAATGAATCCACATGGGAGTGGCTGCGTCCGGGGAGTATTGATATCCAGCCATTTCCCCGGGAGAGTTAATACATGAATACGGTTGATTTATTTCGTGCCATGTTACCACCGGTCAGCTATGACCCGAACGGGAAATATATTTCAGCAGAACTGAACGCAGAAGCAGCCATTATGGATGAAGTAAAAGCGTCAGCTGCACGAGTGCTTGCATCTGTCACACCATTTTACGCATCCATGACGCTGTCTGACTGGGAACGAGTGTATGGAGTAATACCCCGCGACGGTGCCACACAGCAGGAACGCCGAGAAAATATTCTTATAAAGATGGCTGCAACTGGTGGGTTATCTATCCCTTATTTTAAACAACTTGCAGCCAGCCTCGGGTACACCATAACAATTACTGAACTTCATCCATTCAGAGCGGGGATAAACCGATGTGGTGATCGTCTCTATATAACAGATGCCCGATGGATTTGGCAGGTTAATGTCACAGGAAGCAGAACGCCAGCCTACAGATTCAGAACCGGAGTATCTGCTGCCGGGGAGCCGTTACTTTCCTTTGGTGCCCCTGTACTGGAAGAAACATTTAAAGACCTTAAACCCGCTTTTACTTATTGCCATTTCACATATAAGGAGGAGCAGTAATGCAAAATCTGATGCCCCCGATAAATACACCGGATCAATTGTTTCATGATGGTGACCCCACTCAGGGGATAGAAGGAACCCTCGTGACTGCTGGTTATTTAAACAATCAGCAGGGGGCAACCCGTGATTTACAGCAGGAACTCCTTAATGTTCTTGGTGGTGCACATATTCAACCTGACCCCAAAAAAACGGATCAGCTACTTACCGCGCTTCGCGCGTTGCTGTTAAGCCGCAAGAATCCGTTTGGCGATATCAAATTGGACGGCACGGTGCAAAAGGCTCTCGAAAACCTTGGTTTGGGAGAAGGTGCTCCAGCTATTGGCGTTCCGTTCTTCTGGCCGTCCGCCGCAATGCCAAATACTGTAATCGACAGTTGGTCCAGTATGGTGTTTTTGAAGTTCAACGGCGCGAAATTCTCTGCCACTGATTACCCTGTGCTGGCGAAAGCGTTTCCGGCGCTAGCATTACCTGACGCACGGGGTGATTTCATTCGTATCTGGGATGATGGGCGCGGGATTGATGTCGGACGTACCCTACTTTCAGGGCAATCACACACAATTATGGATCATGCACACAATATGGAATTGTGGACGGGGGACGGGCTTGCTGCAGGAAGTGCACGGGAAGGAGTAAACCCAGGAATACTGGCTACATATGGTGACGGGGGAATAGTTAAAACGGACGAACCCGGTCTTAAGGTGCCTTCCTCACTACGAGCTCTTAGCTCTCGTAGTGTTAAACGTTATGGTGAAATTAGTGGACATGTAGGTACAGAAACCCGTCCACGAAATATTGCATTTAACTTTCTGGTGAGGGCTAAATAATGAAACCTGTTTTTGATGAAAATGGGCTGGCTACAGTGCCGGGCGATATGCGTTGTTTTTATTATAATGCAGTAACGTATGAATATACCGGCTGGTCTGATGAATATATTAATACTGGCGTAAGTATACCCGCCTGTTCCACTGGTATTGACCCGGGCGAAAACATTCCGGGAAAAGTGGCAGTATTTACGGGTAAGGGATGGAGCCATGAAGAAGACCATCGTAATGAGACCGTTTACTCAACTGAAAATGGCGCAGCTGTTACAGTGGATTATATCGGTGCCATCAAAGACGGTTATGTCACGCTTTCACCGTTAACGCCATACGATAAATGGGATGGTGAGAAATGGGTGACGGATACCGAGGCACAGCATAGCGCCGCAGTAGAAGCGGCAGAAGCACAGCGCCAGTCGCTGATTGATGCTGCAATGGCTTCCATCAGTCTGATTCAAATGAAATTACAGGCTGGGCGGAAGCTGACGCAGCCAGAAAACACCCGACTTAACGCTGTGCTGGATTACATTGACGCGGTGACGGCAACAGATACCAGCACAGCGCCGGACGTCATCTGGCCTGAACTGCCGGAGGCGTAGGCCATTCAATATCTGGCGCACCGGAAGTATCGACCAGTTCCAGTGCGTCCAGATAATCCAGCCACAAATTATATTGCGCCAGTTCCTCACCTTTCAGCCGGCCAATAGCCGCTTTACCAGGCCATTGTTTACTGTTCATATAATCGTTGGCCTGATTAATCAGTTGCTGCTTTTCCAGTTCGGCTGCAGCAATCTGTTCCTCATGTGTTGGTGGTGGAATTTCAGACCATGCAGGAAAACCATTTTCTCCAGCGATACGGATTTTTCCTTTCGGCGGTAATCCGGAAAACTCAATATACACTTGCTCATCAACTTCAACAGCATCATCTGGCCATGAGTCAGCTTGAGTGTAATCCTCTTTCATCTCCAGCGGATAGAAAGAGTTTGTAGTCGCGGAATATATGTAATTCATTTTTCACTCCATATAGCTAAATTAACAGCCTAACGCTAAAAATGAAGCGCCGAGGCCAGGAGTACTGGCTCTGGATATAAATTTAACCGGGTCGGGACTAAAACCTGCACAGGCAATATAACCAACATTCCCGCTATCTGGTGTGTAGTCTTGTGAGACCAAAACACGCAGACATCTGTTTGGAAATGCAATCGGGAAATGGGTTACTACATCCTGTGCAATGCCTGGTGCGCCGATTGAGCCCCACTGAAGAATAAAACCTGATGGTAATTTTTGATATCCAGTACCTGAAACAGAAAGCGTGAAGCTACCCATATCAGGTATCTGATTCGCCCCTGTCCCTACATTCCTTTTAGCCGCTTCTCCCAAACCAACATTTATGAAAATGCAGAAATAACGAGCAAATGGCAT